GGTAAGTCACTTATAATCTATTCACTGGTTCGTTACTACCACATGGCAGGACTCAAGACGCTCATTCTTGTTCCTACAACCTCACTGGTAGAACAGATGTACAGTGACTTCGAAGACTATGGTTGGTCACCCGGCACATACTGTCAAAGAGTTTATCAGGGACATGATACAAAAGTTACAAAGGATGTGGTGATATCAACTTGGCAATCTCTATACAAGATGCCAAAGAAATACTTTGATGATTTCGGTTGTGTGATTGGTGACGAAGCACATTTATTCAAGGCAAAGTCACTCACAGGGATTATGAGTAAACTACATAGTTGTAAGCATCGTTTTGGTTTTACAGGGACACTTGATGGGACAGAGACTCATCGACTTGTATTGGAGGGATTGTTTGGTCCTGTAGAACGAGTTACGACAACAAAGGAGTTGATGGATAATAAGTCACTGGCAGACTTGAAAATAAAATGTCTGGTTCTCAAACATCCGAATATTCGTGAGAGAATGACATATGCAGATGAACTAAAGTATCTTGGCACATCTGAAATACGCAATGAGTTTATCAGTAATCTTCTTTTTCACATTCCAGGCAACACACTTTGTCTATTTCAGTTGGTAGAAAATCAAGGACAACTGTTATACGACAAAGTAATTGATGCCAGAGATAATGGTTTCTTTGACGATAGAATGAGAAAGATATTCTTTATCTATGGTAATACTAGTACTGAAGAAAGAGAGAATATTAGGGCAACTGTCGAAAATGAAAAAAACTCTATCACTATTGCGAGTTATGGGACTTTTAGTACTGGTGTTAATATTCGCAACATTAACAACATCGTGCTCGCCAGCCCATCTAAAAGTAAGATTAGAGTGCTCCAATCAATTGGACGTGGACTGCGTAAGGGGGACAATAAAGATTCCGTTTTGATTTTTGATATTGCTGACGATATGACATTTCGTAATCAACCCAACTTCACATTGAACCATTTTACAGAACGACTAAATATTTACAACAGTGAACAGTTCGATTATGAAATCAGCAAGGTAAAACTCAAATGAATGAACAAGGACTACAAGAAAAACTCGCAACAGGATATAAGATTGAAGACCCTGATGAGATGACTCCACGTTATCGTGATGTTTTGGTAAATACTATTCATATCGCCGCAGACCTAGAGGTTGTTACTCTACCAACTTATTTTCCTGCTATTAAAAACTCACCAACACTTGAAGACAAGATTGCAGTGTCTTCTGCCTGTCAGGATGAACTTGGACATGCACAGGTTATGTACAGACTTCTGGAAGACTTTGGGTATGATACTCATGAGTTTTTATTTGAGCGTGACCCAGAGGAATGGCGTACATTCCAAATGTTAGAATTTCCTCATGAGGATTACATTGAAACTGTTGTGAGTATGTGTTACGGTGACAGGGCTGGTTATATCACAACTGTGGACCTAGAACAACATTGTAGTTATGCGCCACTTGCTCGTGGATTGCGTAAGGTAAACTTTGAAGAAACCTTTCATGTTGCACACGGAGAACGCTGGACAAAGTTCTTTTGGAATCAGAATGACGAAAGCAGACAAAGAGTACAGGAGTGCGTTGACTTTTATTTTCCTCTATGTGCTGCATGGTTTGGTTTGCCTGATGAACATAAAACAAGAACTGACCAACAGACTTATAGAATTCGTGGTGGAACGAATGACGAGATGCGGCAGATTTGGTTAAGTAGAGTTGTTCCATATAGTGAAGAAGTTGGAATTAAGATTCCAGCTCATTATGATGCAGAACTAGGCAAGTATGTTCTTGATTACGAAGCACCCATTCGATTGAATGAAGATACAAGAAAATGGGATTATGAAGATACAATGACTTGGGAAGAACAACTAAAGATTTGGAAGAAGGGAAGTAAACATAAAGTCCCCAGTATCACAGAAGTTCAAACAGAAACTTGGGGAAAAGAACTTTGGTAGGATACAATCAAATGTTAGATACAGAATATAAAATCGTAAAGTTAGTTAGTGGTGAGAATATCATCTGTGAAGTAACTGATCATGGCAAACATTATGAAATCTGTAATCCTTTGCTTATGAATGTGATTCCTCGTATGAGAAGAGAAGGAATGTCTGAATCCCTTGCATTGACAAGGTGGGTTCAACCCTTCACAGAACAAAAATATTTTGAGATTGAAAAATCAAAAATCATCCTCACTGCAAATGCATCCGTTGGATTATCAATCTATTATGAAAAGTGTTTGCAGGCTCATGACGAATGGATACATGAAGAGCCCACTCATGAGGAACTAGAAGAAATCGAAGAAGAAGATCATAATGAACTTCTAGAAGAACTAGATAATAGTGAAGATAAGGTATATCACTGAAGACTCAACATAGTCTATTATACAGATTTTTTCAGCATTGTCAAGTCACTTAGGGTACTTGACAAATAATAACTCATATGTTATTGTAGTGAAAGTTTTAGTTAAGGAGTAATTATGGCTAAACGTCAAAAGGGTGAACATTATGTAGATAATAAGGTGTTTCTCCAAGCAATGGTTGAATGGAAAGAGAAGTGTGCTCTTGCAGAAGAGGCAGGAGAAGACAGACCACCTGTTACGAATTATATCGGTGAGTGTTTTCTAAAGATTGCAACGCACCTTTCCTATCGTCCTAATTTTATCAATTATACTTACAAAGAAGAAATGATTTCAGATGGCATCGAAAACTGCTTACAATATGCTTCAAACTTCAATCCAGAAAAGTCAAAGAACCCTTTCGCATACTTCACGCAAATTATCTACTACGCCTTTTTGCGTAGAATTCAAAAAGAGAAAAAGCAAACCCACGTCAAAAACAAAATTGTTGAGGAAACAGACCATCAGTCATGGACCACGATGAGTTATGATGACAGGTCTTACAGTATTCCATATTCTTTTGCGATAGAAAATCTTCCTAATGAAGATGTCTACAAACCAAAGAATAAAAAGACAGAAGAAAAGAAGAAGTCAACAACAAAGAATGGTCTAGAGCGTTTCATGGATGAGGATGAAACAGATGCAGTTAGAGGATACGATTAATTGAAAATCGCACTTGTGACTGACACACATTTTGGTGCTCGTAATGATAACCAGAATGTGAATGATTACTTCTACAAATTTTACGATAACGTCTTTTTTCCAGAGTTGGAAAAGAGAGGTATCAAGACGTGTGTGCATCTTGGGGATGTAGTCGATAGACGTAAGTTTATCAGTTTTAAGATTGCCAATGATTTCCGTAATCGGTTCATCAATCGCTTTGCAGAGTTGGGTATCGACTTACATATTATTATTGGCAATCATGATACCTACTACAAGAATACAAACGAAGTAAACTCTATGGAAGAACTTGTCGGTAGAGACAGGTGCAACATCTACACAGGCCCAGAGGTTGTGGAGTTCGATGGTGTTCCTATTCAGTTCATTCCTTGGATCAATGCAAACAACTACGAAGAGTCTATGTCTGCACTGAGTAAGTCCCCAGCACAGATTGCAATGGGACATCTTGAGGTAAACGGATTTGAGATGCACAAAGGTCACTTTGCCGATGGTGCATACGATAGAGAACTGTTTCGTAGATTTGATATCGTGATGAGTGGTCACTTTCATCACAAGTCAGACGATGGACAAATCTATTATCTCGGCACACCATACGAAATTTACTGGAGCGATTTTGAAGACCCTAGAGGTTTTCATATCTTCGATACAGAGACGAGAGAGTTAGAACGTATCGTAAACCCATATCATCTATTTGAGAAGGTTTACTATGACGACACTACAACGGATTACACAGACTACGACATGTCCAAGTTCAAGGACATGTATGTAAAGGTGATTGTCGTAAACAAGAAAGACCTTTACCAGTTCGATAAGTTTGTAGACAAACTCCTACAGGCTGACGCACATGAGGTGAAGATTGTAGAGGACTTCTCTGAACTGGATGCAGAGAATGTATCAGATGACATTGTTGAGAATACAGAGGACACGATGACTCTGTTGGAGAAATATATAGATGAACTGGATGTTACTTTGAGTAAGGACAGACTTAAGAACACCATGCGTTCACTATATACTGAGGCACAGGACTTAGAACTTTGATTCATTTTAAATATGTACGTTGGCGAAACTTCCTATCCACAGGTAATAATTTTACAGAGATACAGTTAGACAGAAGTTCTACCACACTCATTATTGGAGAGAACGGTGCGGGTAAGTCTACTATTCTTGATGCTCTATGTTTCGGTTTGTTTGGTAAGCCTTTTCGTAATATCAATAAACCCCAACTACTTAACTCAATTAATAACGGTAATTGCGAAGTAGAGGTAGAGTTCAATATCGGTAAGAAAGAAATCAAGGTTGTTCGTGGTATCAAACCAAACAAGTTTGAGATTTACATCAATGGTAAGATGTACAATCAGGATGCGAATGCCCGTGATTACCAGAAGTATCTAGAACAGCAAATCTTAAAGTTGAACTACCAGAGTTTCACACAGGTTGTTATTCTCGGTTCTTCGACATTCATTCCCTTTATGCAGTTGAAGGCAAAACACCGCCGTGAGGTTGTTGAGGAAATCCTTGACATCCAAATCTTCTCGCTTATGAACCTGTTGGTCAAACAGAGAATGAAGACTATCTCTGAAGACATACGAGAGATGGACTACAACATCGAACTAAACAGAGAGAAGATTTCTCTACAGGAGAAGTATATCTCTGAGGTGAAACAGAATAAGGACAAGTTGATTGAAGAGAAGACACTTCTGATTTCAAGTAA